TAGAGCGACTGCTAATATTGCAAGTAAAGGTCTTGATAAACTTTGGGGAGCAGTTTCACCTATGTTTCTTCCTGCAGTTCAAATAGGGCTGGGCCGTGCGGAGCATTTTAAAGATCCAACTAGTCCAGAAATGTGGTGGGATATAATACTGGCTTCTGATGCTGTGAAACGATGGGGCTTAGACAAAGCCACCTTAAGCCAACTTAAGAATGCTAGTTGGGTAAAGAGAGCAGATATTGTTGGAAAGCTTATATTGAGAGGAGGCTCCAATAAAATTTTGGAAAAAATGAATTGGGTGGCAAAACGTGCCGTTGCACCTGCAGAACTTTATCAAGGGTATAAAGGATTTCAACGTGAACTAGACTTAGTCAAAAAATATGCGAAAGAAAATAATATACCTTATGAAAAAGCTAAAATGGCTTATTTGTTTAGTGGCTCTGCTGCAAAGTGGCGTTGGAACAGAGCTTCTCTGTTTAAAATGCTAGGGTTCGGAACTATGGGACCAAAGCTAATGTTGCAAGCAAGCAATAGTGAAGAGTTTCAAGCGGAGGGAAAAAAGATTTATGAGTTTCTCAAAGAACATGAAGACGATCCTGTTGATAAAGAACCTGTTAAAAAAGAAGTTACTGAAGAAGTTACTAAAAAAATAGAACTCCCCGACATGCCTAAGAGATCGGATTATGGAATTGAAGAAAACCTACAAGCAGAAAATCAACCTATTGGTGTTAATCGTTATATGCAATTAATTAAATGAAAAACCCCACCCTTACTCAAAACATGAAAAATGTAAAATGGAGCCAGATTCCACCTGTCAAATGCCCTGATCCTAGACGCTTGATTAAAGCTTCAAAACAGAGTAAACCATTTAAATTGGAGAAAATACATGGCAACAGTCGATAAGGCTTTACCGAATGTAAAGCAAACAATAAGATTACCTTCTCAACAGGAACAGATGGAGACGGAAACCCAGGCGCAGGAATCGATTCCTAAACCAGGAGACGTTGAAGTCAATCAAATGGAGGACGGCGGCGCTGAGATCACTTTTGAACCCGGTGCAGTCAACCAGCCTGGAGGGCAGGATCATTATGCGAATCTAGCGGATATTCTTCCGGATGCCGTTTTGTCTTCGCTCGGATCGGAAATGTGGTCCAACTACGATGACTACCGCCAGTCAAGAAGACAGTGGGAAGATACCTACACCAAAGGGCTTGATCTTTTGGGATTCCAATACAAAAGCCGGACAGAACCTTTTCAGGGGGCATCGGGTGCAACGCATCCTGTTCTAGCTGAAGCGGTTACACAGTTTCAGGCGGGAGCATACAAAGAACTCCTTCCTGCAGGTGGACCTGTTCGAACACAGATTTTAGGAAAGATAACAAGAGAGAAACAGGATCAGGCGACTCGCGTCAAGGATTTCATGAACTACCAGATTACGAATGTCATGAAAGAGTACGACTCCGAGTTTGACCAGATGCTGTTCTACCTGCCGCTTGCAGGTTCGACTTTCAAGAAAGTTTATTATGACGATTTACTGGGACGGGCAGTATCGAAGTTCGTTCCAGCAGATGACTTAGTGGTTCCGTATTCTGCCACCTCATTGGAAGATGCGGATGCCATTTGTCATGTGCTTAAGATGTCGGAAAATGATTTAAGGAAACAACAGGTTGGAGGATTCTATCGAGATATTGATCTGACCGTTCCTTATAATGTAGAGACCGAGGTCAAAAAGAAAGAAAGGGAACTGGAAGGAACCCGTAAAGGACAGAACGAAAAAATTTTTACACTTATAGAATGCCACGTCAATTTGGATCTGGAAGGATTTGAAGACCGTGGCCAAAATGGCGAACCCACAGGAATCAAAGTCCCGTATATAGTCACCATTGAAGATAGCACGAGAAACGTTTTATCGATTAAACGAAACTATGCCCTTGACGATCAGTTAAAAAAGAAAATTGAATATTTTGTTCATTTTAGATTTTTACCTGGATTAGGATTTTATGGTTTTGGATTAATTCACATGATTGGCGGATTATCAAGAACAGCTACGGCTGCATTGCGTCAACTCATCGATGCTGGTACCCTCTCCAATTTACCAGCAGGATTCAAGATGCGAGGAATTCGTGTACAAAACGATGCCGTATCTTTACAGCCTGGAGAGTTTCGAGATGTCGATGCTCCAGGCGGTAACCTCAAAGATGCTTTTTTCAATTTACCGTATAAAGAACCATCCCAAACATTACTGCAATTAATGAGTATGGTTGTACAGGCGGGACAGAGATTCGCGTCGATCGCTGACATGCAGGTCGGTGATGCGAACCAACAGGCTGCTGTGGGGACGACTGTGGCCCTTTTAGAGCGTGGCTCCAGGGTCATGTCAGCGATCCATAAAAGACTATATGCATCTCTTAAGGAAGAATTTTCTTTGCTTTCCAAAGTTCTTTCTACCTATTTACCTCCGGTGTATCCGTACGATGTAATTGGAGATCAAAAAGAAATTAAGCAAGCTGACTTTGACGAGCGAATCGATATTTTACCGGTTGCGGATCCTAATATTTTTTCACAGACACAACGGATTGCAACAGCACAAACAGAATTACAACTAGCATCATCCAATCCACAGATTCATAATTTATATGAAGCTTACAGAGATATGTATACAGCGATAGGAGTTAAGAATATCGATCAGATATTACCACCTCCTCCGCCGCCAGCTCCAAAGAATCCGGCGATCGAACACATTGATGCATTAGGACAAAAGCCTTTCCAAGCGTTTACAGGCCAGGACCATAGAGCCCATGTAACCGCACATATTGCCTTTATGGCAACGAACATGGCTAGAAACAATCCAATGGTTATTGGAGCCTTAGAAAAAAATATATTTGAACATATTTCTATGATGGCTCAGGAACAAGTTGACATGGAGTTCAGAGATGACATTGCTAAAGTTCAACAGGTCCAGCAAATGATGTCTCAAAATCCTCAACAGCAACCAGATCCTAGAATCCAGCAGGAAGTTCAAAACCTGCAGTTAAAGATTGAAGCGAGAAAAGCTCAACTGATTGCAGAGATGATGGAAGAATTCCTAGCAGAAGAAAAGAAAATTACTTCTCAATTTGATAACGATCCTATTGCTCAACTTAGAGCAAGAGAACTTGATCTTAAAGCTCAAGACAATCAAAGAAAAGAAGAAGACGATAAAAACAGAATCGCGCTTGACCGTATGAAGGCGATGATGAATAAAAATATTCAAGAAGACAAGCTTGAACAAGACGAAGAGCTCGCCCACTTGAGAGCAGATACTTCATTGGAAAAACAAGCGATGTCCAACAGGGCCAAGATGCGATCCGATACTATGAAACGTAGGGACGTTAGAACTTTAAAAGGAGGATAATGCCTTTCCAATCTGAAAAACAAAGAAAATATTTATGGGCCAATGAGCCTGCTATTGCCAAACGTTGGGAAAAATATCCTAAAGGTTATAACACAGGAGGCGTGTCTCATTTGTTTCGTTCTAAATATGACGCAGGCGACTTCGTAAAAAAGAAAATTAAAAAATATACCGAAGAAGGAATAAAAGAAGATATAGGTAAGTGGCTAAAGGATAAAGGTGTTGATTTAACGGTGGAAGAATGGAGATCAAAATCGCTTAAAGAAAAATTAAAACTTTGGGCGTGGAAGTTTCAACCTTTTTATCCGGGAGAGTTGGAAAAAGGAAAAGATTATAACTCTGGAGGTTATGTTCGTCCTGAAGAAGATGGAGTCTTGGGCCTAGCTGATGGAGGACAACTCGTCAAGCCTGGACCAGGAAGACCTGGGTATAATGGAGATTATGATATGGACTGGGGAAGTGAAGCAGAAACACAAGATACTTCATCTGAAGATCATGGTGCTGGTGATCCCGATCAATTTAATATGACTCCTCCTGCTCAAAATTTTCCTGATTGGGAATCTGGATCACCTGAAAATACATGGGCAACAATGTCTGACGAAATGGCAGAAAAATCGAAAGCTGAAACTGAAAGAGTCTTAGGGGATCATGGCGATCCTATGGGCAGCCCAGAAGAACAAGCAAAATATGCAAGATATGTTAAACATACCATTGAAAATCAACCGCTGAATAAGACCGAAGATTTAACCTTTAAAGAACATTGGGATAATGCTCCTGGAATTTTAAAATACTCTCTAGTATTAAGAGGCTTATATGCTGCTGGAAAAAATCTTGCTGAATGGGCTAGAAGCAAAGGATGGAATTGGAATAGTACTACTGGCAAAGTTACTGATAACGATGGTAACGAAGTAAGTGAATCAGATATGCAAGGTGCAACAGCATCACAGGCTCCTTATATGGTTGGCGGAACAACACCTGTTAATTCTACGGCAACTCAATGGTATTCTACATTAGGTAGTTCACCATCGAATCCTGGAGCATTTGATTTAACAGCACAATACGCAAAAGCAAAAACCGCAGTATCACAAAGATTAGGAAATTCTACTTCAGTAGGGCAATTGGCAGTTAATCAAAGTCCGTTTTACAATTGGTTAAAAGACAACAGTTTAAATAAAGGAATATTATAATGTCAAACATCTTTAGTTTATTTGAAGATTACGAAAAAAGGTATAACACCTGGTTAAAAAACTCAGCTGTACCAAATGTTAAAGGTATGTATGATAAATCTGGTTTAGATACTGGATTCCAAAATATCCAACAAGGATTATTAGGTACAGAAAGTAGACAAATGCATCCAACCGAAGGTGTTGTTACTGGTGATAGATATGGTGGTATTTTTGGTCAAGGTGGATCAGCAGGCAAAGCATTAGATTATGCTGGTGGAAAAGTTTTAGGTGCAA